AGTAAGATGCATAATAGAGTTACCCTTAAGCAGTTGCAAATGTAAACTCTTTAACTACAAGCAGTTATATTATGTAGCAAAAAAAATAAAAAATGTAAGGTTCGAATCCTTGCTCTCTACTTCATGTACATTCACTAAAATTATGATCTACAAAAATGAAGAAGATATTAAAAAGTTATTCAAATTAACTGAGGGAGAATTAGAAGATCCGATAACTGTTGAAAATTTATCTGGATCACAAAAAGACTTCACTGACTACACAGATGCAATCGACTTTGTAAACTCAACCGATGATTATGATGATCCTCGAGCTGACTACGAAAGAACGGAAATGGCTGCAATTAGAAAAAATTGGAATAACAATGAATCCTAAATGTAAAACATGCCAAAAAGAGTTAGAAAGAGTAGAAATTAAAGTTGTAACGTACTGGTGGTGCACAGAGTGTAAAAATTTAACAGAAATAATAACTCCAAAATATAGTTGGGGTGAATAAAATCAGATGAAAAATCAAAAGAAAGAAAAGGTGACAAAAAATGGTGCAATGTTCGAAAAGTTTTTGACAGATTATAACTTAATGCGTGTACGCTTTGTCGAGAGCTACTTAGAAGAATATCCAGATGCAACAAGTTTGGATATTTACATAGCAATGACAATGTATCTCAGAGGATAATATGAAAAAGGTATTTGAATTTGATAACATGTATCATTTTAATGTCGGTGATGAGATACAAGAATTCATAGAAGACAAACTTGTTGAAGATGTAGATAATGAATTTTATGGGAAAAGTAAAAATATTAAAAACGCTAAAATTATCGTAGAAATAATTCTTGAAGAATAATATGAAAAGCAAAACAATTTTGGCAATACAAATTATTCTGATTATTACAATGGTAGTAGGTAGCTTAATTGTGGCCTGGTATGCACCTGTAATCTAATAACAACCATGAAAGCAAAATTCAATAGAAAAATAATGAGCATTCGTACAGCAAATATTAAACCTAAAAAATACAAGAAAAAGGTTGCAATAGTAACTCAAGCAATTATATGATCGAATGGTTAAATCAACCAGCAACTCATTTGTATGTTTTGGTATATGTAATGATATTTAGTTTCATTACTACAATTCTGAGAAAAAATTAAAAACTTATATGGCACGAAAAGCACCAAGAAAAGTAAAAAGTATAGAAGTTTGGGCGAAACTTATGCCTACTGGTATTTCAATACCAAACCTAACAAGTAAAAACCGTATTGCACAAGAAGCTCAAAAAATCAAAAACCCAGAAGGAGAAAATGTACTTCTAAAAATTACTTTTCAATCAAAATCTAAATCTGCTGAAATACTCGGATTCTACTTTGGTGCAGTTCTTCCACTCTGGGTAGCTCACAATAAAGATCTACTCGAACAAGACTCACTGGAAAAAGATCCAACTATTCTCAAAAAACTTGTGATGCAAAAAAAGATTACAAAAGAAGAAATAGATGAAGCCCACGAAGATTTTATGATGCACTTTCGTCCAAAGAAAGCTAAAAACTGGATTACTGGCAAGTTCGAAAAAAGGAGGGGTTCTCTCGCAGAAATGAATGGTTTAGAAGCAGGAGAATACACAGCACAAGTTGTTCAATACGTTGAAGAAAACACTGGTATGTATTTAAATGTCGAAGCATTCAAAAGAGAGCGAGATAATATTGATTACATTATTCAAACTAAAAAATAAATAGAAAACAATGGACAATCTAACGCAAGAAATATTGGGAATTCTCCAATATGGTGGTGGTTCACTATCTCAAAAAACCAAATCACTCCAAGCTATCGTTGAAAGAGAAAGAAACACAGCTTTACTGGAAACGAGAAACTGTACTCACGAGTGCGAGTTCTGTAAAATAAATGCACGTCACAAAGAAAATTTAGAAAAATTAGATAAAATAGTAGAAGCACTTAAAAATAATAAATAACATGAAAAGTTTACCTTATATTTTGACTTTGATCTTGGTGTTTATGGTAGGTTATTACTCAACAAATTTTTACCAAAACAACTACCAATTTGACGTTGATAATTGTTTCATTTTGAGGGACAAATCTTTTAAAGATGTAATAGTTTGTCAATCTACAATTCGAGGTGATTGGTTGTGGGATGTTCGTGGCCTTTACCAAAAAGGTAATCAACTTATTGTATTACAAGACACAAACATGCAAACGATTTCACACGAAGTCAGTCATCACTGCTACAACTCGTTCAGAAGTGATGAGGATGTTGCAACTTGTACAGGGATTTTAACTCAAAAGATCCATGATAAGTTTTACGATGTATATTAGTTTATGTTGCCAAGCTATGCAGAAAAATACGATCTGGAAAAGGTAAAGTATGAAATAGATAATTATCCGTCTCAGTATCCTACTCCAAAGTGGCTTTTATTCGTCCAAAGCTTGTTACTAACAGGTTGGATTGTTGGAGTTCATAAAGCCGAGACTACTCACTCCAAATACGTGTACATTCGTAAAGACAAAAAAAGATACAAAATCAGGTTTTCCAATCATCGTCCAAGTAAGAAAAAAGAACTCTATGGAGATGCTGACTTCTACGTTGGTATTAGTAACTTAAATGTTACAACTACTGAGCAGGTATTACAGGAAATAAACAAAAATTAAATATGGGATTATTAAATTACACAACAAAAATAGATGCAGACAAAACAGCGAGTGAAATTGCGAAGTGTCTTTCTATGCATGGTGCTCAAGCTGTACTCACTGAGTACGATGAAATTGATGGATATGTTAAATCCCTTTCTTTCAGAATAAAACTTAATGAACAAATGTTGTCTTTTCGTTTACCTGTAGACTGGAAGCCTGTGTATGAAGTGATGTCAAAAAATAAAAAATTCCAGTGGGGGGATCGTGGTGAAAAACAAAAAAGCGATCTCAGACTACAAGCTGTGCGTACTGCATGGAGAATTGTCAAAGATTGGGTAGAAGCACAAATGGCCTTAGTAGAAACTCAAATGGTTACTACTGCCGAAGTGTTCTTGCCTTATTCGGTGATGAGGGATGGTCGAACTCTCAAGGATCATGTACAAGAAGATCCAAAGTTTTTATTAGAATAAATTTATGATTAGTGAACAAGATATAATTAGAGAAGAACTTACGCATCTAAAAATGCAGTTCGGTGACAAGATAGAAGAAGTGAGGTTAAATGGAGAAGAAAGACGAGATTTTAGGAATTTGAAGGATGATTTTGTTGATTTGGTTAATAGAGCTTTGGATTTGAGTGAAAAACAAAAATTGCTATGAAAAAAGAGGAGTACGAAATTTTACTTAATGAAGCCCCACCTCATGACTCACCAGAATTTATTGACTTTTTAAGAGAAAATAATGTTGTGGTATTTGAAAACGAGTTTTGGATTGTAATTGAAAATTGCAAATATAAAGGCTGGCATACTGCTTTTTGGAAAGAAAGACGTGCAAATGACCATGCTCTTTCTCAACTCTTATGGAAATACAATGACTGGGAATGGTTAAAAAAGGATAAAGATAGACAAACGATAAATCGTTTTCATGTCCACTTTTACAGATCAAATAAATAAAGTTTTCCACAATTTCCACATATACAACCGTTGAATATATGCTATATAATGCTACACTCAAACTATGAAGAAAAAGACAAGTAAAAAAAAGAATAAAGTGTCTGCCGCCATGAGCACACTTGGTGCGATTGGTGGTTCTTCTACTGTACGCAAGTATGGGAAACGACACATGAAAAATCTCGCAAAAAGCTACTGGAATTCTCCAGCTGGTTTATTGCGTAAGAAAAAGTAATGACGTTTATTATTGAAAATAAAGTAACTAACTAATAATAAATTTATGCAAGCTGAAAACACACAAAGTGAAAAAAGAATGTACTTCACAACTCTCAAAGCAGAGAAAGTGAATCAGAATGATCCTCTTAATAAACAGAGAAATATCACTGTTGAGGAAAAATTCATGATCGGAAACGAAGTGCATCATACTAACTCACGTACTTTTACATGGGATAGTCAACCTTTCGTAAGTGCTCTCAGACAAGGAGTGGAGGCTGATGTTGAAATTTTCTTGGATGGAGAATCAGTTGGCTTTGGTGCTATTGATCTTCCAAAAGAAGAGAAGAAAGAGGAAACTGTAGAAACTCCTGCTGAAACTCAACCTGAGCCAGCAGTTGAAAATACAGATGTTCCTGTAGAAGATACTCAAGTTAATTCAGAATCTGCTAACACAGAATCTAACGAATAATTTTATGCCACAAGAAATACAACTTACACCAGAACAACAAAAAGAATTTAATGACAGACTTGCTCTATTCAACAAAGACTTTGAAGCTGTTCAATTAAAGTATGGATTAAGAGCTGTTGCTCGAGTTCCATTCCCAGGTGGAGCAGTAATGGTCGTACCTATCACTGTTGAGCTTATCAACCCAGCACCATCTCCATATCCAGCTGGTCAAAACGGAGGATTATCAAAGCCTGAATAACATGGAATATCTTTACTTGTACATTGCAATAGTGCTCACTGGTATCATGTTTTTGTTGTATAGAATTGTTTCTATTTTATTAACCCAGCCTCGTGAAGACATGGTTTTGTTAAAAGAAAAAAGAATGTTTAATAAAGATAATCTACTTGCAGTAATGGGAGTAGAACATAAAAAACGTGGCTCGATAAACTTGCCACCAACTGACATACAACGTGCAAGACAAGCTATCATTGATCGCAATAAAGCAGCAGGTAAAAATACTCCAATTTCAGAATTAAGAGAACCAGATTATGACGAAGAAGACAATATCAATATATAATAAAGAAATTACTATAAGCCCTCGTGGATCTTGGCTTTTAGTAGAACCAATCAAAGACGAAAAAACCTCTGGCGGACTTAGTCTTCCAGACTCAGTGGAAAAGGAAATCAAAGCTGAGGGAATCGTTCTTGCTGTTGGGCCGAAAGTAGAAGGAATAAGTGAGGGTGATCGTGTGATCTTTGGGAAATATGCAGGTGAAGACTTGCAAATTGGTCGTCCTGAAGAAGTTAAGGAAAAGGTTGATTACAAACTACTTCTCGATGAAGATGTTTTAGCGATCATAGAAAGATAATATGCAAGTTAATTATAGTTCCACAAGACTGAAACCAGTAATAAGGAATTATGGTTGTCGAAACAGATTACCTCATGATCCAGTGAATCTTTATAACGGAAAAACAGTTCTGGTACAGGTGTGTAAAATTTGTAACAAAAAGTTGCGTTACCGCAAAGGTTACAAAGGCCGTATAGATAATCGAGCTTATCTCGAAGATCATTTACGTGCCACAGCACAACAAAATGGCCGAACCAAAAGAATGTATATGAAGATTCATCATCCTGAAAAATGTATAATTCACTTATGAAAATAGAGAAAAAAACAGAAATATTAGTTAAATTAGCCTTCTTGCTTGCAGCTATTGCTTCCCTACTTTATGGGTGCTATGAAGCTTTCAAATACGGAGACTTGATAACTGGCATTTTTTGGATGGTGTTTGCTCTATGTTTGAAGCCTGATCCAATTAAACAATAACAATTATGAATAAACCTAACAAACCAAAAGTTCCATCTTTCAAAGACAAAGGCACTTTAGACACAAATGCTTCTAAAGTTGTCAAACAACAAACTCCAACACTTCTTTCCCCTAAAAGTTCACTTATGGATCAATTCATAATGAACCCACAACCACTGGAAAGAGATGCTTACATTATAAATTTCATCGTAGATGAAAGATATAATCGTTGGGCTATCTTTTCAAATGGACGTGTATTTATGCAAAGAGCCAAAGGTACAAGTGGTGGATACGATACTTGGAGAGAAATGAATACGGTCGGAGAAATTAAAAGAGATCTTAAAATATAGTTATGATAAGAATCCAACAAAATAAGTTAATACCTCGCTGGTTCAGACAATCTAAACCAGAGGACAAACAATTTGAAATTATAATGACGGCTGTAAATAAGTTGGTAGACTTCGTTGCTCCTACTTATGGCCCAGCTGCCAACAAAGCTATCATTAAAAAAGCTATCTACAGAATGGTAGTTGATGATGGTGTACAAATTGCTCGTGACTTTGAATTACCTGATGATGCAGAAAATGCAGTTATCGATGTGATCAAGCAAGCAGCAATTCGTACCAATGATCGTGCTGGAGATGGTACAACAGGTTCTCTTCTTATGCTTCGTGCAATTATGAAACAGATCCAAAAACTTTCTGTTCGTAATGGCTGGAAAATTGAGAAAGAATTAAAACAAGCTGTTAAAGAAGCTACTGATCAAATCAAGGCAATGGCTCGTAAAATTGATAATAAGCAAGACTTGAAACGTGTAGCAATGATTGCTTATAATAACGAACCAATCGCCGAAATGATTTCAGATCTTTTGTATCAAGTTGGCCCAGAAGGAAAAGTATCAATCGAGATGTCTCATGCTCTTGAAACTACTTCTCACAAAACTGAGGGTATTGGATGGAAAGGAGGTTATTTATCTCCATACATGATCACTGATCCACAAAGAAATGAAGCTGAGTTACTAAAATGTCCTATTTTAGTTACAAGTTACAGACTCACAAATGCCAACGATGTTCTTCCAATCATGAACAAATTATTGGAAGCTGGTAAGCGTGAACTTCTAATCGTTTCTGACGGTGTTGAAAGTGATGCTCTGGCTACTCTTATTGTGAACCGTGTGCAAGGTAAATTCATGGCTGTGGCTGTGTCTCTGCCTCATGTTAATAAACAAGAATTTCTTGAAGATCTTTGTGTATTGACAGGAGCTACTTTGTTTGGTGAAGACAAGGGTAATCGTGTGGATAACGCAGTGGTTGCTGACCTTGGTAGTGCCGCTCGAGTCGTGGTAAACTCTGATGAGACTTTGATTGCTGGTGCTAAAGGAAAAGAAAATGAAATTGAAGATCTCAAGTTGAAAATCCGTGCTGCTCTTGATGAAAATCCAAGAGACAATCGCCGTGAGGAACTTGAAAGCCGTCTTGCTCGTGTTGTCAATGGAGTTGCAACTATCAAAGTTGGTGCTCCAACAGAAGCTGAGCAAAAAGCTCTCAAGTATAAAATTGAAGATGCAATTCATGCAACGAAAGCTGCACTAAAAGGTGGTGTAATTCCTGGTGGTGGCCAAGCTCTAAGAAATATCGTTACTTCGAGCGAGCTACTAAACAATGCCATGAAAGAACCATCTAAACAGCTCTTTGACAACGTAAAAATGACTCCTGTAAGAGTGTATGAGGGTGAAGCCTTCAACGTAGTTACAGAAGAAAAAGGAGATTTCATGGAAGTTGGTGTTGCTGATCCAGCTGATGTTATCATTGCTGGTATCGAAAGTGCCACGTCTATTGCTTCTCTTTTGTGTACAGTTTTCGGATCTTTGGTCGAGGAAACTAACAACCCACAAAATAACTAATTTATGACAATAGAACAATATCTAACATCTATCGTTACTCCATTATGTTCAAAGCCAGCTGGTATCAGTGTAAAAACTGTTACTGACGACAAAGGCACTGTGATGAGACTTTCAGTAGATAAAAGTGATATGGCCATCATCATCGGCAAGCAAGGTGAAACAGCTCATGCAATTCGTGCCCTGCTTCGCAGATTCGGATCGAAGAACAAGAGCTTTGCATCTCTTGTGATACTTGAGCCAGAAAACTAATATGTACCAAGTCTCTGAAACGCATGGTAAAGTTGATAAAAACAACTTGATTCACCAACGTCCGAAAGGAACAAGACACATGAAGCAGGCAGAATTTCTAAGATTGTATGACTTTGATTCAAAACTTGGTTATATAAAAAGAGAAGTTCCTATACCAGCTCCAGAACGTCAAAGTGCTGGAGACTGTGGGATATGTCGTAAACCAGTCCTTGTAGCTCCTGGCCAAATGATCAAAGGATTCAGACAGCCTGACGGCTCGATAATCCCTTCTCACAAGGCTTGTAGAAAGCAAAGAGGACTTTAGCAACAAACAACTACATCGTGTGTAGTTGTGGAGAATTAACGAGAGACGAGTCGGATTTACTCACCACTTGGATAATTGATTCTCCTCACATACACATGATGTCTCAAATTTATGGAAAAACAAAAAACAATAATCGTAGATATAGATGGAACTTTAGCTCACATGAATGGTCGTGGCCCTTTTGACTGGGATTATGTAGACAAAGATACTTGTGATGAACTGGTTAAAGGTATAGTTTACAGCTTAGCAGATGGAAACGACTATAAAGTTATTCTCGTTTCTGGTCGTAGTGATATTTGTTTAGAAAAAACAGTTAATTGGCTTTTAGATAATAAGATTTACTATTACAAATTATTCATGAGGCCAGATGGTGACTTTCGTCCAGATACCGAACTCAAAGAAGAAATCTATAAAAAGTTTATCGAACCAAATTATGAAGTTGTAGCAGTGTTTGATGATCGCCCTAAAGTTATTGCAAAATGGAGAGAACTCGGTCTCCGTGTAATTGATGTTGGTAATGGAGTAGACTTCTAAATATATGTGGCAAAAATTTAAAGACTTTTTCAAGATGGAATGCACAGTATGTAATAGGAAATTCTACTTCTGGCTACTCTACGAAACTGATGCTTTCTGTGGTATGTGTGTAGATTGTGCTGTTGAAAAGAATGTAAATATAAAACTATAAATATATGAGATTTCACTGGCAAAACTTAAAAAAAGAAGACAAGACAAATCATTGGTTGCATGGGCGTAGTTGGTTATATGTAGGTAAAAGCGTTATCCGAACTGAATGGGCTTTCCCAAGTAAAACTGTTGGGATCAGTCTGGACTTGAACCACTATGGTGAAGATGCTTTTCTGTTCTCTGTGCGACTTTGGTTTTTTGCCTTCTACTTAGGACTTGAAAATAGGTTTCTGTATAATTTTCTGGAGAAATTTACTAAACGCTCAGATGCTAAATACACTGACGGTAGAGGTATTGGCTTTTCGTTTCATCAATGGGTTCTGAGAATAAGTCTCTGGGAGCCAGCTATGGAATGGAGATCTACTGATCCTAAATGGTGGTATTTTAGCATCGACTTTAGTGATCTACTTTTCGGTAAACCTAAATATGTTGAGGAACTTATCGAAATAAGAGATATAAATGTTACAATGCCTGAAAAAACATATCCTGGCACTGGAAAACTCTTCTACTCTCACTGGGTATATCCTCGTTGGTTCACTAAAACCGTAAAAAGATGTAACATAGATGTTCCAGGTGGTATTCCTCATCCAGGAAAGGGAACTACAAGCTATAATTGTGGTGAAGATGCCTTGCACTCTCAAACAACCGCATCTAATTCTATTGAAGACGGTATAGGAAAATTTGTCGGATCCGTGCTAAGTATGAGAAAAAGATACCCATTATAAAATATATGTTATCTTACGAAATCTGTAAAAAATTAAGTGATTCTGGCTTTCCTCCAAGTAAAAAGAAACCCATAAATGTTTGGTTCAAATATGCTGGTGATAAGTTGAAAGGAGAATACTGGAAAAATATCTGGCTGAATAATCCAAAGAAAGGTCTTCAAAACAATGAATGGTATAGATGTCCAACTCTCTCAGAACTGATAGAAAGTTTATACTTCACAGCAGCTGGATGTCAGTTCTCTTTGTATGGTAGAGATGAAAACAGATGGGAAGCTACTTTGTTTCCAGTGTTGAAACCTTTGCCTGCACATTGTCCTGAAAGAACTATTGGAGAAACTCCCGAAGAAGCGGTTGCTTTTCTCTGGCTTGCCTTAAATCCTAAAAAAGAGTAATAAATATATATGTTCACAAATTCAATCAAAATAAACTACATAGATGGTTCACATACAAAATACCTTAATGCTGAATGGGATGTCTCTGGAAACTTTCTTATAGTTCACACTATGGGCACTAAAATAGTAATACCTTTGGAAAAGGTCGCTACATTTGAGATAATTAAACCAGAACAAAAGTAAATATATGTCACCAGAACAATTTGTGTATTGGCTACAAGGATACGTAGAAATCAACGGAAACCCAGGATTAAGTCCTGCTCATTGGCAAGTGATCAAAGATCACCTGCAAACCGTTTTCAAGAAAGAAACTCCCAAAAGAAATCCTCTTGAGCGAATCAACGATGAACTTGGTAAACTACCTAATCCAGATCCAGGAATACATCCTGTTCCTATGCCTACATATCCCCCAAGAGAAATAGATCCAAACAAATGGCCTAATGATATTGCACCAAGAATAATTTGTTAAATATATGGAACAAGAACCAGTAGAAATCAAAGAAATAATAGATGCTACGGTTGTACCTAAGCTCAAAAAAGCTCGTCAAAAGTCGCCAGATTCTGCCAAAATGTCAAGATTAGGGAAACTGGGTGGTTTGGCAAGACAAGGTACTAAAAACAAGAAGACTATCCTCAAAGAGGAAGCTTTGAAAGAGTATGAACAAAAGATGCTCGACAATCTATATGCTGTAACTCGTGCTCAACTCATGATGGCAGTAGGTGCTCAATATCTCTACAAGATCGAAAAGAGATATGAAGGTAAAAAGGTAGTAAGTAGAGAAGCTCGCAGAGTTACGGATGCATGGGAAATGGAAGCATTCCTGAATGACTACATAAACGATGTGCATGATACAAGTCCAACAGCAACTTATTATTTCCTCGTGGCCAAAGATCCAAACGTAAAAGCAATCAGTGATATTCTTGATAGACTTGGTGGTAAACCAACACAAAAAGTTGTTACAATGGATATCACTCCAAAGGTAGATGCAGCCAAAACCAATCCGAAAGTAATTGAAGTAGTAAATCAGTTCCAGAAAGAGCTACGAAACACTTTAATGTATGGTAACAAAAATAAACGAAAATAATGAACCTGAGCTAACTCCTCAAGAGCTGGATGAAATTGCAGTACAGCATGACATTCTTTCTCACTTAGTTGGTAATCCTGCTGTTGGTCGCCCACCAATCAACACAGAAGACGGTATGCCACTCGACTTTCATGATCACGGATTCATGGTGGATGTGTACTTGGATATGTGTTCCTTAAAACAGGATATTGTAGGACTCAAAGCTGCACAGGTTACGTTCACTACCACAGCAATCAACGCTGTTATTTGGATAGTTAGAAATAAGAAGATCAATGTGATCTACACTCTTCCAACTTTCAGTGATATTCGTATCATGTCTGGTACAAAGGTGAATCGTATTATTGCTCAAAATGCTATCTACGAGAAATGGGTAAATGACAAAGATACAATGGAGCAAAAGTCTATCGGCTCTAACCTACTTCATTTGCGTGGTACTCACTCTCCAAAGGCGGCCACAATGGTTCCGTCTGACTTGAATGTGCACGATGAATTGGATGCCTCAAATTATGAGGTTGTTGAACAGTATGCTACACGTTTGCAACACTCGGATCTAAAACGAACATGGTGGTTTTCTCACCCAAGTGTTCCTGGTGTTGGTACAGATATTAAATGGAAACTATCAGATCAAAAGCACTGGTTTATTACCTGTGGAGCTTGCAAGAAAGAACAGTTCTTGTCTTTTCCAGAGAGCATAAATACAGATGTAGTTGGCAAAGAGTATTACCAATGCAAAGAATGTGGTGCTGAAATTACTGATGACATGCGTAGGTATGGCCGTTGGGTTAAGAAGTATAAGGATCGTAAAATCTCTGGCTACTGGATACCAATGCTTATTGTTCCACGTACAAGTGCTGCTGAAATCATGGAGTATCATCGTACTAAAACAGCTGACTACTTCTACAACAAAGTTCTCGGACTTCCTTACCTTGGTGGTGGTAACACTGTGTCTCAAAAAACTATCTACCAAAACCTTACAGGTGAACCCAACTTGCAAGAGAGTAGAATGATCATAGGACTGGATACTGGTATTGATCTGCGTTATGTAGTTGGAAATCAACAAGGACTCTTTTACTACGGCCAATGTAGTAATTATGATCCTATTCGCAAGATGTTGGATGACAATGAGAAAGCTATCCTTATTGCCGATCAAGGTGGAGATATTATCGGTGTACGTGAATTGCAATCTGATTACCCAGGACGTGTATTTCTGGCCACTTACATCGAAGAAGACAAGTCTATGCAGTTGGTTAAGTTCGGTGAAAATGATGAAACTGGCCGTGTGATTATAAACCGTAGTAAGATGATCCAGTTGGTAGTCGATGAATTTGGCCAAAAACGTATTCCTTTGCAGTATGTTGATGGCCCAGATGACTGGTACGATTACTGGCTACACTTCTCCCATATTTACCGTACTGTTGATGAAGACAAGAGAGTGAAGAATAAGATGATTATACGTTGGCACAGATCTGATCGTGATGACTGGGTGCAAGCTACTGTGTATTGGAGAGCTGGTATGACACGTTTTGCAACCAAGGGATCAGTTCACAAAAACAATCTACCTAAAGTTGAGGGAACAAGTTATGAAGTGAATCCAGATATGACTACGAGTGTAAATCCATTAGCAAAAGTGGTACGCAAAACTAAAGAACCATCGTATGACTATCCTGATGATGCCTACGATTGGAGAAGATAATAGTTATCCACTGTGGAAAAGTTGCGTTGACATTTAATAAACTATATACTAAGGGTAATAAAAATATATGCTCGAAAACCTAATGGGATATTATTCCCTCGGTGAAAACGTCAATAAGGTAAACGGACGCAACGAAGCAGAAAACAACGAACAAGGTTTGTATGGTGACAACATTCCTTTTTTAAACCTCGATACTCCAGAAGATGACTTGCTTGATACATTCAAAAAGTGGAAAAGTCGCTGGGATAACTCTCCAGTCAAAGCTAATTGGTTAAAGAAAGCAGAAGAGAATGAGAAGTATTGGAAAGGTGAACAATTCTCAACTCCAGAAGTAGCTGAACTACGTCCTTTGGTGGACAACTTTGTGTTTCAATCAGTTGAAACTTACTTGCCTATTGCTACTCAAAACAGTCCTGAACCAGAAGTGGACTTGGCTGCAACTGAACAGAAGACAGAAGCTAATTTGCAGTATGCAAATTTGATTCGTGCAAGACTTGGTGACTGGGCTGACGATGTGAAGCTTAAATTGAAACTCAAGAAAACTGGAAGATCATGGCTGTTAAATCTTCTTGGTGTTGCTAAAATGGGTTGGGATACTGAAAACAATCGTCCTGCTGTTAAAATTATCCGTCCTCGCAAACTTATCCTCGATCCAGATGCAGTTGTAGATGAAGATGGATACAATGGTAAATTTATCGGTGAATATCGGAAGCTACAAGCGAGTGTAATGCTCGAAGTTGTTACTGATCCAAAGAAGCAAGAGATAATTAAAAGTCTGTGTAAAGGTGATACTGGTTCTGATATTCAATTCATCGAGTGGTGGACTCCAGAATACATGTGTTGGGAAGTAGATGAAAAAGATGTGCTCCTTGCTAAGAAGAATCCACACTGGAATTATGCTGAGAATGAAGATACTCCAACTTCTTCTCCAATGACTGAGGATAGTGCTGAATCTATGAAGGGTGAAATTAGCAATATTGACCTTGAACCAATGGCTGATAATCCTACAATGTCTGCGGACACTGGTATGGACTCACAATCTACTCCTGGACTTGATCCAGAAGCTGCCAAAAATCTACCTGCTGTTCCATCTCCATATGCTGACAAACCAATTTCTCCTGTTCCAAACGATATTCCTGCACCAACCCCAGCTGCTAAACCTCGTAACCATTTTGCCAGCAAAAAAGTACCGTATGTATTTATTTCTATCTTCAACCTTGGTAAAACTCCAGTAGATGAAACCAGTTTGGTGACTCAAGTATTGCCACAACAAGATCTGATCAATAAGCGTAACAAGCAAATCGACAAAAACGTAGACTCTCACAACAATGGAATCGTAGTTTCTGAGGCTCGTTCTGGTCTTACTCAAGATGAAGCCAAAGGTGTTACCGATGCACTACTTCGTGGAGGTGTTGTAACTATTCCAGATGGTGATCCAAACACGGCTATTGCTCGCTTTGATGCCACTCCTATTCCTGCTGATGTATTTAATAACCTAACTGCCGTAGAAAACAGATTTTATGATCTATTCGGTATTCGTGGACTCACAGCTGGTGCTATAAAGAATGAAACTACTGTACGTGGAAAGGTAATTGTAAAAGGACTCGATACTGACAGAATTGGAGGTGGTATTACTGAGTTCTTTGAACAATTTGCAGATGACATTTTCAACTGGTGTCTCCAACTCATGTACGTTTACGATGATATTCTCACGGCCAATCCACAAGCTCAAGTTCCAAAGCTTAAGATCAGTGTAAAAGCAGGTTCACTTCTTCCAAAAGATGCATCTACCAAAGCTAATCAAGCTATCGAACTTGCCAATGGAGGGAAAATGGCTCTTGTAGATCTCTACAAAGCACTTGAATATCCTAATCCAGAAGAAATGGCCGCAAATGTATGGCTCGAGGCCAACGCACCAGAACTTCTATACCCAGATAATAAATTGGTACAACAAGTAGTTCAACAAAGAGCACAGGCTGCTCAAGCTGGAGCTAAAAAACCACCAAGTGAATCTATCAACTTCAAAGACTTGCCTCCAGATGGAAAAGCACAACTCGCAGCTCAAGCAGGAATCAATCTTGATCCAAATTCAATCGCAGAACATGAAACAGCCAAAGCAAATGCAAACAAACCACCGCAAGGTGCACCACCACAGGGCGGTGAGGCAAGTGGCTCTGGGTCGAATTTACTTAACCAAGTAAATATTCCTAACGGATAAAAGATCTATGAGCAAACTTAACTCAAGCGAACGCAATGCTTTACCAAGTAAAGACTTCGTGTTTCGCCAGCAACGGAAATTTCCTATCAACGATGCCAATCATGCTCGCAATGCTCTCTCAAGAGCAGGAGCAAAAGGGGGATCAGTGGAAGCAAAAGTAAGGGCAGCAGTCCACGCTAAGTTTCCAGGCATAGGAAAGAAAAGTTCATTACCACCAAAGTTTCAATCGATGATGAAAGATGAAGCTAAGAGAATATTGAAGAATTAAAAAGGTGCTACACTATTAAAAGAAGATAAAAAACACGCTCGCATATCGTGTTCGCAAGTAATATGCAGATAATCAAACAATATGAGCAAAAAAGACATGGCAGACAATGAGGAAGAGGTTACTACCACGGACTCGCCAACCGAAAATGAAACCATAGATGAAGGCCACTCGCCTGACGGCCAAGAAGGAGATGATAATAGTCAGGAAGATGAAAAGGAAAATCTATCATTCGATAAGCACCCTCGATGGAAACAAAGAGAGGAAGAATGGAATAAGCGTTTTGATGAACAGGAATCACGAATCCAAAGTCGTATTGAACAGGCGATCAAGGATGCAGTGAAAAATCTCCCCTCATCAGTTGCAAACGCTGACTCGCTACCTGTGCAAATTCCAGCATGGTTTGGTGGAGATGAAGCTCAATGGAAAGCTTTTAAAGCAGATCAAAAACGAGAACTTGATCAAGTTGTCGCAATGGCTGTAAAAGAAGCAGTCGGTGAAGTTTCAAAAACCCAAACAGCCCAAGAACGTGCAGTCCAAGAGGCGAACAAACATTTCCACGACTCAATTCAAAGAATCGAGTACGAGAACAAGACTAAAGTAGATCCAAATGAGCTACTCCAGTATGTGTTGGATAATAAAATTATTGATCCAACTACGCAACGCTGGGACTACGAAAAAGGATACCGCTGGATGATGCTTGAAAAAGGTCAAGGATCATCTAAACCAGGAGCGGATCGGCAAGGTCGCAAAAACATTGCAGGGGCTACCATGAAGGAAAGAGGCGGTACTGGACGTGAAAGTGAAGTTGTTGTTCCCAACAGCGAAACATTCTCCAATCCAAACAATCGTCCCTGGTAAAAAATTACCAATCCTAACTAAAATTATTAAATTTTTATGGCAGAATTATATGGACAAAGAATTCAAACAACTGTACAAACGTCTTACTTGCCTTACGCAGTAGACACAGTTTTGAATTCAAACATTTACTTCCAACGTGCAGTACGTGCAGCGAAGAAATGGTCTGGTAGAACTAAAAGAGTTCCAGTTAAAGTTTCTAAAAACTCAACTGGTACTTCTTTCCGTGGATACGATACGTTCTCTACGGCAGCAACTGACAACCGTCAGTTCATGGAGTTCACTCCTTCTTTTTATCAAATAACTGTTTCTCTTCCAGGAGACGAACTTTCAGTAGCTGATACTGAGGATAAGGTTCTGGATTTGATGAAGCTTACAATCCAATCAGATACAGAAGATATGGCCGACAACCTCGGTGATCTTATTTATGCTGATGGTACAGGTAACTCTGGTAAAGATCCTCTTGGACTTGCTGCTGTTGTTGATGACGGTACAAACGTTTCTTCAATCGGTGGTCTTTCAAGACTAACGTACACTACTCTAAAGTCTACTGTTACAGCGGCGGCTACTCTTACGCTTGCAACTGTTGATACACTTTGGAATGCTATCGTTTCTGGATCTCAAAAACCAACTATCGGTCTTACAACCGAAGCTGTGTTTGCTTACTATGGACAATTACTACGTCCACAAGAAAGAATTATCAAGAACATGGGTTCTACAAAATCTATGGGTGCTGGTACTGGATTTGCTGATCAAACTAAGGGCGGAATGTCTGGACTTGATTACAACGGTATCGGAATTATTGGCGATGAAAAATGTACATCAGGTAACTTCATTTTCTTGAACGAAAATTATGTAGACTGGTATGCACTTCCTTACTCTCTTGGTGGACAAGCTGCAAAGCCTGTACAATACAAGTCACAAATTAAGGGTAATGATTATGATGCTCCAATCGGTCTTGGATTCTCTTGGTCAGACTGGATTATTCCAACTAACAACGGTTCAGTAGTAGGCCACATCTACTTCGGTGGACAGCTTATTACAACTAACCCTAAACGTCACGGAAAACTAACAGGAGTAGTAGGAATATAGTCGTATTTCCATTTATTATTAACATAAATAAAATACAAACTATATGTACATAGAACAATATTTTCCGCAAATCTTGGAGTACGGATTGAAGACAAATAAAGCAGTAACCTTTGGTTCTACTTTAAATGTTACAGGTGTTGCCACATTCACGGCTGCTCCTGCTTTCACGGCTGCACCAACTGGTGCAAACCCTCTTCGTACAATTACAGATAGTGCATTAGTGGGAGCAACAGTTGTCCTAACTGCTGCTCAAAACGGAGGTATATTTAATAACCGTTCAACTTCTGGATCTCCTTCATGGACTCTTCCAACAGCTCAAAACGGACTTTACTTTACTTTCACAGTATCTAACACTACCACTGGATTCACCGTAACAGGTGGAACTATGAACGCAAAGACAAGTGCTACTGGTACTGCAATTTCAGGTACTACTTTGACTAACACTCAAGGTACAGCCGTAGTTGGAGATACTATTACTCTTGCTTGTGATGGAACAGTTTGGAGAATGATCGCACAATCTGGAATCTTCGCTCTTGCTTAATTATTAACAATCAATTTAACTTATATAAATTATGACTACTCAATTCGTTGGAGAATCACAAACATTCCCAAACACACTCTTTGATTTCGGTACAACTCAGATGATGACACTTGGATCAAAAGCGAGTACAAATGATGGACGTTCATACCGCTATACAGCTGTTCAAGCAGCTTCTGGAGGTGCTACTGGACAACCAACTGGTGCAACTCTTGTTGTTGGAAACCTCTTACAAGGCCCAGCACAAATTGCTAACCATATTGCTCTTACTCCAGCCGCAGCTTCAATCGGTGATACTACAATCACTGCTACTCTTGGTGCTACTGCCGCTTATGCAAACCAATATGCAAACGGACTTGTGTTCGTTTCAACTACTCCTGGTAACGGATACGCATACCGTATCAAAAGCCACGCAGCAGTTGCCTCAGCAGGTGTAATCACACTTGTACTTGAGGATGCAATTCAAGTTGCACTTACAACATCTTCTCGTTTGGACTTGCAGCAAAATGCATACGCTAACGCACTACAAACTCCTACAACTCTTACAGGTGCAGTTATCGGTGTTGCCGTTTCTGCAATTACAGCATCAACATCTGGAGTGCAAACTTTCGGATGGATTCAAACAAAAGGCCCTTCTGCTACATTAGTACAATCTACTCCAGCAGTAGGTGCAGCAGTTATGCCTTCTGGTACAACAGCTGGTGCAGTTACTACTCAAACAGCAGGTAACTTGATCGTTGGATCAATGATGTCTACTGGTGTGAACGGTAAAAACAACGGCGTGTTGCTTTGCATCGATGGATAATATTATTAAATAAGACAAAAGTAAAAAATTATATGAACAATGATGTACTAACAGAAAAGCATTTTCAAAAACCTGTGGCAGGTACAGAAAATGAAAAATTCGTGCAATTCGTGAACTTCTCTGATGACGTTTTTGAATGGAAGCTAAATGGTATGGCCGTGAGGTTTCAACCAGGTGAAGTAAGATCTATGGAAAAATCTGTTGCGGAACACTTTGCAAAACATCTCATTAACCGTGAGTTGTTAAAGATGGGTCGTGAAAACGATGTGTCTCCAAAGATTCCAAAAGAGAATCAATTTTTCATGGAGCTTTACAACAAAGCTATTGTTTCTATTCCAACTGCCTCAGAGTTCATGAATCAAGACTTGGAGCAACCTACAAGGCCACAAGTTGATGCACCGAATACAAATAAATCTGCTGAGCCAGAGTTTGAGGAATTGCTCCCTCCAGATGATGACTCAGAGGAAGAATAAAAAAATATGTCAGTTTTAGAATCAGGATTACCTGTTGATGCAACGGCAAATGGTTCTTCTTCCGCAGCTCCGAATCTCGTAAAACCGAGTGGTAAAAAACTTTATCTAACTCACATTTCGTGTGGTTCAGATAAAGCCAATGCAAAACTTGTTGTCGATGTTGATGGTTCTACTATCTGGGAAACCAGAATTAGCAATACTTGCAATAACGAGATCGAGTTTATTCCACCACGAAGAATTGACGGGACTACGGTAACGGCGACTGTCGACGGTACTTCCTATTGTGCTGCTTCTATTCAAGGAGTTCAGTTATAAATGTATGGCAATACGACTACTAAATAAAAAACAAATAAAGGAAACTAAGGTAGTCGCTCAAAAGCGTATACAAAAAATTAACGACTACGAGAAAAAAGCTACTACGGAGTTAAACGACTTTCGTGCTTCCGTTGAAGTACAGAAAAAACAGATCTACCAAGAATTTGTTACTTTCTGTGCTGACACGGAGTCACGAAAAAATGCACTCAAAAATGAAGTAGCGACTTTAGAAGCAAGAAAGAAAGTCGCCCTTGAATCCTTAGAGCCTCGAGAAAAGGAAGTAGTTAAAAAATTACAACTTGCTCGTGAAGTAGAACAAAAAAATATATTAAAAGAAAAGTTTTTAGAGGAATTTGTCCATAAATTATGTATAAAAGAGCAAGAATTAGTGGAAACTCACCTCAAAAACGAAAAAACCACCAAGTCTATCGATGAAAGACTCAAAAGTTTGCAAGAATCTGAACAAGCTCACTATAAAAAACTTATAGCAGAGGAGAGTAGACTTGACAAACTCAGACTTTCACTTGAAAAACGAGAAAAAGATGTGAAAAAGAGAGAAACTGATGTCATCCGCCGAGAATCTCGAACAATTTTAGTCGAAAAAGAGTTCCAGAATCGTACCAGCCGACATATCAAGCGTATGGAGGACTGGAAAAAGCAATTAGATGACAGACAAAGCACTCTGGATCGTGGTTTTGCAGAATTACGTAACAAACAAAACAATTAACAAAATTTATGGCAGGTGAAAGAACAAATGACAATGGAATTCCAGTATTACGTGTAAAAAGTAACGCTGGAAATAACAATGATGTAACTTTGTGGGGAGATCCAACTACACATAGATTACTGTGTGACGTTTTAATCTCTTCTGCGACTGTTGCAGTGGCCACAGCTGCTGCTCCAACATATTCCGAAGGAGCAGGTGTTGCTCTATCTACGGATCTATCTGGACAGCTTCGTGTTACTGGATCTCTCTCAGTTGGTGGTACAACAGATAACTCTGCCTTTACCGCAGGATCTTCCACAGGTACTCCAGCGATGGGATTCTACCACTCTACTATCGATACTGTTACGGATGGTCGTGCAGCTTCACTTGCGATAGATTCAAAGAGAAATCTTTTTGTAGTTATTCGTGATGCAGCTGGGAACGCAAGAGGATTAAATATCGATGCTTCTGGACAACTTGCTACCACCACTACTTTAGGTGCGGAAACAACAAAAGTAATTGGTACAGTTCGTATGCTCGGGAATGCTGGTGCAATATTTGATGGTGCGACTGGTGCAGCTGTTCCAGCCAATGTGATCTATATGGGTCTTTCGGATGGAACAAATCTTCGTGGTTGGTTAAATGCAGCCAATGCACTAAACTCAACTGGAGCTGGTCTTGGTACAGCTCAAATGATCGCACAATTTGATGATTCTGCTCCAACTTCAATTACTGAAAATAGTTTCGGTAATGTGAGAATGTCTCAAAACAGAAATTTGTATGGAACTATCCGTGATGCCGCAGGAAATGAAAGAGGTGCAAATGTAGATGCAAGTAATAACTTAAACGTAGCTCTTGCCGCTGGTTCAGTTGCTGCTGGTGCTACAAGTATTGCCGACAACGAAGATGCAGCCTCAGCAGATGGAGATCGTGGAGTAAAAATTCTTGTTACAAGAAAAGCAACTCCAGCAAACACTTCTGGATCTGACGGTGACTACGAATTTTTACAAATGTCTGCTGGTCGTCTCTGGACTTCAACAAATATAGATCAAATAAACGGTGTTGCTCCATCGATGGGTAACGGTGCTTCTGGTACAGGAGTACAACGTGTAACTATCGCCAATGACTCAACTGGTCAAATTATTCCTGTTACAGGAACAACTGGTGGTACTACAATCTTCAACCTACTTTCTGCAAACAGTAACAACAAGACAGCTGTGAAAGCAAGTGCTGGAACAATTTATTCTATAAATGTTTTCAACATTTCTGCTAACCCTGTTTATTTGAAACTCTTTGATGTAGCCAACGGATCAGTAACCGCAGGTACAACTGCTGCTACTTATCAAGTTCCATGTCCTTCAAATGCAACAGCTGCAAACGGTGCTGGTACAAATATCGAATATCCTCTTGGGATGGCTTTCAGTACTGCTATCACAATCATGCTTGTAACGGGAATTTCTCTAACTGATAACACTTCGGTTGCTGCTAACATCGCAACTGTTGTAATCGGTTACAAATAAAATAAATTTATGGCAATTACTTACGCAACATGGGATCCAGCAAATAAAGGTGCAAACTGTACCCTCTCAGGAGGTAACTTAATTGCCACATCTTCTGGAGGAGTAGCACAACCAGGTGTTAAATCAACTGTCAGTGTTTCTACTGGAAAATGGTATTGGGAAATATCTTCAACATCTTCTGGAACTGCTGAACCTATGTACGGAGTAGTTGATTCATCTGCGGCCTTATCTATTCCAGGTATCGATTCACATGGTTGGTCATATTGGGGATTTGCAGGGCATACGTACCACAGTGGTGCAGATCAAGGAGCTTATGGTAGTGCCTTCACTACGCAACTAATTGGTTGTGCTTTGGATGCAACTAACGGTAAGTTTTACGTTTCATTTGGTGGTACTTGGCAAAACAGTGCTGATCCTGTTGCTGGTACGGGTGGAATTACTTTGACAGGAGTTTCTACTCCATATTTTGCGATGGTTGGTAACGCATCTGGTGCTTCTAACTTGGTTTCAACTGCAAATTTTGGTGCAACTGCTTTCACTAATTCACCTCCAAGTGGATACAATGCTGGTCTTTATACAGGAACAGCTGGTGGCCAAGAACTCACTCTTATGACCGTGGGTGTCGGATAGAAAATGTTGTTAACTTAACCCTCAAATAATTAAAAATATATGCTTACATACACAGGTCGCCGAAACCTATTCGGAACAATAGTAAATATTTCAGATACGACAACACTCACCACAGCTGATGCTCTCTTGAACGTAGCCACCCGTCAAGTGCTTACGGTAAAAAATTGGTGGTTTTTGGAAAAAGCATACACACTTACAACCGTGGCGGCAACTCAGTTTCTTACTCTTCCTGGCCAAGTAGATCGTATTCTTTCTAAACCCTATGTAACTATTGGTAACATAAAATACCAAGCGGACATGAGTCCATCTTTTGATCATTGGACAGAAAAAAACATGTTCACTTACTCAAGTGATATTCCAGAGTGGGCTTATTTGTGGCAAGGCCAATTAGGACTTTTTCCAATTCCTTCCGTTGGTGGTTATACAGTAACGATGAATACAAAACAAAAACCTATTGATTTGAGTCAAGCAGATTATACAACTGGAACTATCACTACAACTTCTACAACTGGGTCTCCTGGTGTTACTACTGTTACAGGATCTGGTACTTCATGGGGAGCTTCTATGATTGGGCGTTGGATAAAAATTGCTTCTGCGGCAAGTGACACGGCTGCTCACTCTGGTGACGATAACTGGTATCAAATTGCCAGTGTTCCAAGTGCTACAACTTTGACTTTGAATGGAGTGTACGGTGGTACTGCACTTTCTGGTGCATCCTGTGCCTACACAATCGGCCAAGCTTCAATTCTTCCAGAAGCTTATGATCATTTACCAGTTTGGCTTGCTCTTGGAGTTTATTTCACTTCTATTGATCCAAACACAGAAAAAGCAAATATGTACAATGGTATGGCCACTGCTCTTCAACAAATGATGAATGGTGAACAAAGTAATCGTGCTGGAAATAGAGTATTGACTCGTGGAATTGGAGAGCCAAGATCGAGAATAAATCCAAATAATGTAATTAGAACATAAATTTATGACAATGTTATCCCTCAAAGTTAATCAAATATTTTCTGGACAAGCACCATCTCAATATTTTGGATCTGAGGGTACTTATCTGAGTTCTGTTGCTGTTGATCCAGATTATCCAATTAGTTCTTCGGACATAAAGACTTCTGGTTTTGCTGTGCCTATTGGGTATTCTAAATTCAGTGGTAATCCAATAAACTCTGCGGTTATAAAAATCATAAACAACCCAAAAAATACACTTACTTATGCAATTACAGCTGGTGGAAAAATTGTTTCGTATGATAGTAGTTTAGGAAGTGAGACAACAGTAGGAACAGTTGCTGGGAGTAATGCAAGTGGTGCAGAATATTACAACAACTATATCTATATTTTTGGTACAGGTGCTTCAAAAAATGATGTTAGTCGCTACGGCCCACTCGATAACTCTCCATCACTTGTTGATGCTGTTTGGACTGGTGCAACTTTAGGATCTTTGGCCGCTCTTTCTAATACAACTTATCCAACTTTGCGTGGAGTTTCAATACCAAATCACTGGGGACTTGTTCATGGTGATAATTCTCTTTATTTTTGTGACTTTGAAAGTAAAACTGGTGGAAGTTATCCAGGTCAAGGACTTTTACATAGAATCCATACTAAAAAAACTACTAACCAAGGTGATACAAATGATTCTACCATTCCAAGTTCATATGGTGCATTACGTCTACCTTTTGGATTTTATCCTACTTCACTTGTTTCGGTTTCCACAAACATCATGGTACTTGGAATCTACACAACTGATAACAACATTTTACAAGGAAAAGCAGCTTATGTTCTCTGGGATCCGACAAACACGGTAGGATTCTTCTCTGGGCCGATTCTTTTGGCCGACTCTTTGGTTACAGCTTCATTAAACGCTGGAGGAAATGTATTTATCTGGACTGGAAATGCACAAAATGGAGTACGTTTGTCAAAATACTACGGTGGTGAAACTGTGAGTGATGTTCTCTTGCAAGAGGAAGGTCTCCCACCTCTTGCAGGAGCTGTGGACTACATGGGAGGTCGTGTAGTTTGGGGTGGTTTTGCAACTACTCCAAGCGATAGAGGGGCTGTATATGCTTATGGGTCAAAAGATTCCAGACTTCCAAGTGGTTTGCATCATATTGCTAAAACTTCTGGATCTGGAACAACTCCTTTGGTTACAGCTCTTAAGTATGTACAACAAGATTCTTATAAACAGCCGAAAATTATCATAGGCTGGAACGATGGAGCAGCCCAAGGGATAGATAAATACAGTTCTTCGGCTACTTTGGGTTCAGTAATGAGATGGATGTTTAATGTTGGAAGTAAATTTGAAATTGAACGCATCAGAATACCACTGGCAGGAACTGTGGATTCAAATACAACTATTACTCCAGTCATCTACTTCGATGATCTTTCTTCAAATAAAACACTACCAGTGATCAACAACACAAACTATCCATCTAAAAGAAAAATTCTGTACCGTGGTGCTCAACTCAAAGATTATGTAGGTTTCAATAACTTTGTTTTGGAACTTACTTGGACTGGGACTAACCCACTTGCAGTAGGTTTGCCAATTCAGATCGATATTGATGTGAAGCAAGACGAACAACAATAAAATGCCACAAGATAACACTAACAATTTATATAACTTGCCACCTAACACTAACTCTATGACAGCGGATCAGGTGAGGCAAATAGTTACGCAAATGCTTTCAGTTTTGACAGCACCAGTAACCGTAGCAACTGGATACATGCAATCTGGAAACTTTGTTAGTGGTACATCTGGATGGCAACTTACACAAAATAGTGCAGAAATAAATGGTACTTTGAATGCAACTTCTGGTTACTTTGGTAGCCCTACAAATGGAGTTTCAATTTCTTCTACTGGTCTCTATATCACTGGATCTGGGTTCATATCTACCAATGTTTCTCCAAATGCTCGTGTGTGGCTTGTTCGTACAGGTTCAGTAGGAAGTGCCGATGCGATCGAAGCCTATAACGCTTCTAACCAACTTCTTTATTCAACCGTTGCATCAAGTAGTGTTAGTCCAACAACAAGATACTTTTTGTACAATCACAATGCGGTTAGTATTTCTGTGCAAAGTTCTTCTGGGGCTGTAACTTCAATTCATAAAATTTCTGATTCACTAAGTACAGGATACACATATGAAGCCGAAATAACTGGTACAGCTTCGAGAGGAACAACAGCGGCAGCCTATTACTACAACAATACGGCTACTCAAGGAATAGGATTCAAAGCTAATAACACAAACTCCAACTTTGTTGGAGCGTATATGTATTTTGCCAGTTCTACCACTGAAAGATTTGTCGATGCTTGGTATTTGAACACTGGTACAAGTTGGTCAGTAAACAGTCGTTCAATGCAGATCACTTCGGATAAATATATTCTAAATCGTCAAAGACATCATATAAGTGAGTTTGATGAAACTGGTGCTGCTTTGGCCAGTACAGTAATAGCAAAACTTTACTGGACTGGTGGAGGTACTTCTGGAACACAAACCTTAGTTTCAGATGCAGCTTCTGGATATTCAAACGATGACTACACACTTATGCGTTTGGATACTACAAGTACGGCCAGCAGAAGTTCGTCTTTAACTTTTAATCGTCAAGTAGATGTATTAAATAATTCAAGGTGGGAATCAATTCTAAAATTCAATACTGGTATAACAGCAATGACTGCTTACTGGGGTTGGTACACAGATGCAACTCACTATGCTTTCTTTGAATTTGACACAGCTGTTCATGCCACTAACATTTATTTCACTTATAACAATGGTGGTGCTGGAACTCGTACAGCCACAGGTCAATCAATGAACTCAGCTAACTTTTGGTTGTATGGAATACAGATCTACGCTGGAGCTTATATCAATGCTTACATCAACGAAACTTTGGTTTTTTCAGTAACTTCTGTTTCAATTCCAACTGTGATGAAGCCTTATTTCTATGTAGATAATAAATCCAGTGCAAACTCTCGTGGAATGGATATAGATTACTTTGAATTGTGGACTGGACGGCTCGTAACTCCGTAAAAAAATGTTACACTTTTATTAACAAACAAATATTATAAAACAAATATATGGCATATACAGTAGCAAAAGGAGATACACTCTCAGCAATAGCACAAAAAAATAATACAACAGTTGATGCTCTTGCAAAACTAAATGGTATTACAAATCCCAATCTAATTAAAGTTGGACAAACTTTGAATCTTACTGGGAATAGTGTTGTACCTGCCAAACCTACGGCACCAACTCCAGCTCCAGTTTCAACTCCAACTCCTGCTGTACCGTCTTCTACGCCATATGTTGCTCCAACTCCGTCACCGAGTAACTATTACAGTATGGGGGGAGTTAATTTGAATACAGGGGTTTCTACTCCAACTAATAATCCAACGAATACTCCAGTTGTGCCAACGATGACAAATACAAATAATCCAGCAACTTCTACTCCAAATATATCTGTCGGAAACACAAATAATACTCCAAATGTGGGAGGCAGTATGAATATGGGGTCTGTAAATATAAACACGGGATTCTCTACTCCAGGTGCGAACTTACCAGTTACACCTACGGGAATTCCGAATGATCCAAATGTTCAACCAAACTCTCCAGCTACAAATCCTATCACTTCTACAAATCCTAATTCTACATCTATTGGAAGCAACGCTCTTTTACAAAAGTTACTTGACTCAATGACTCCAAGTACACAGGAAACTGATTTACAAACTCAACTGGCAAACTTGGAAGCTTCAAGAAAACTTTCTTACCAAGATCTTGAAAATCAACCAATCGCAACTCCATTCATAACTGGCCAAGAAGCGGCTGTCGATAAGAGTGTGAATAATAAACAACAAACTGTTCAGGGACAACTTTCAGTATTACAGAATAAAAGAGGACTTATCGCCGATGCAGCTAAAGCAGCTCTTGAATTTACTAAACCTACAACTGTTGGACTTGGTACTAATTTGGTTAATCCTATCACTGGAGAAACTATTGCAGTGGGTCAATCTTACCAAGAAAAACTTGGTGCAAGTAATGTGCTCTCACTTTCTAAAACATATCCAGATGCAGGAATTTTACCAAGTGATTCTCCAGATGTTGCAGCTCAAAAAGCTTCCAACGCTCCATCCTTTATCGCTAAATACGGAAAAGCATCTTATCAATGGAATCCTGCCACTGGTCAATTTGACTTCCTTACAACCAATAGACTTGGCACAACAAATCCAAGCTCTTCATATAATGGAAATCCTAACGGAAACGGTTCGACTGGTTCGAGTAATTTTGGAGTTTCTGGGTCTTCTCCAAGCGGAGCAGGTACTGGAACTCCACTTGATGTCGGTGCACAAGGTGATGCAGTCTCAGCTCTTCAAAATTTCTTGATCAGTAAAGGATATAGTATTCCATCTGGAGCAACTGGATATTATGGTGCTCAAACTCAAGCGGCCGTAGCACAATTCCAAAGGGATTCAGGAGTAGATACTTCACAAGGTGGAGTTGGTACTTTTGGCCCTAAAACTCAAGCGGCTGCTCGACAAAGTGGATTTAATGGTGGAGGTGGAAGTGTTGGTTCTGCACAAGGTAGTACACAAGGTAGTACACAAGGTGGTGGTTCAAATTCAGGAGGTAGTAGTAACTTTGTTTCAGGTGGAACAGTTGAAGATCCTATCTCAAAATTAAGTGCTCAAGATCAAATTTATGCAACTACTGGTGATCCAAATGCTGCAAAATTATATCCAGCTCAAATTGGGCCAGCTGCTCAGCGTATTCAAGCTGCAATTCCTGGGTGGACTCCAGTAAATGCAAAAGCTCAAGCTAAATTCTACGAAAGTCCTAAAACTCAAACTTTTATTGCAAACTCAAATACAGTATTGGATACAATCAATCAAATCAAACAACTTTCAAATCAAGTTAATCGTGGAAATCTTACGGTGCTCAACAATGGTCGTATTGCTCTCAACAGTGCAACCAGTGATCCAAATACAACAAAGCTTGTACAACTTTCAGGAATTCTTTCCGACGAAATTGGAAAAATTCTTGGATCTGGACAAGGTTCAGATTTCACAATTCAACTCGGACAATCTTTGGTTAATCCAAGTTATTCTCAAGAAGCTTTCAACGCCAATATGGATCAACTTTCTGGACGTGTAAAAAATAAAGTTAATGAATATATGAAGCAAGGTGGACAACAAGCCGCCGAGTCAGATTCAACAAGTTCTTCAAGTAGTAACAGTGCTGCTAACGATCCTAACTCACCAGATTATTACAACTACGACCGTGATGTTGCAGCCGCACAAGATGCCATCGCAAAAGGTGCAGATCCAGCTGTTGTAGCTCAGAGATTCAACCAAAAATACGCAGGTAATACCAAATTCTAAATAAAATTATATGTTTGATGACTTAATACCAACAAAAAATCAACCTCAGAAAACGGCTACTGCCCCAACAGGTTCGACTGGTGGTATGTTTGATGATCTTGTTCCAAATCCACAAGATACTGTCGCAGACAAAGTGAGTAAATATATTCAAAATAGTCCTTATGCCGCTCCAGGTGACAAAATTGTAGCAAAAGCTATTCCTACTGTTTATAATATTGGAAAATCTTTAGTTCAAGGAATTACAGATGCTCCAGGTGCTCTTGGTGAAACTGCTATAAATAAACTTGATCAAAAAGTTGCAAAACCAGTTGGCCAATTTATTGCTTCAAAAATAAAGGGTACAAATTTTGGTAATGCTGTTGCACAAATTCCAGAAAACCATCCTAATATAAATGCTGCAATCACAGGAGCTACTGAACCACAATACCGAGTAGACACAACTCCTCGACAAGTTATTGGAGATACAATTACTTCTGCCAGTGAAGCTATCCCAGTTGGACAAGGTGCGAATTTTGTAAAAAATATTGGTGCTGGTGCATTGACTGGTGCAGGCTATAATCTTGGTAATAGTATTCGAAATAATGATAGCTTAACAGATACAGCTTTTAATACTGGTGTAGGTGGTGCTGTTGGTGCTGCTTTTCCTATTGCTGGGAAATTTCTTGGCAAAGCTGGTGAAATTCTTGGAAATAGAAATGGTTATGCTGCCGATATTATGAATAAGGTGGCCAGAATAAATCCTACGGATGCTCGAGACTTCGTAAAACTTTCTGGTGGAAAATCTCATGGAGAATTTCTCACAGATAATGGAATTTATGGTACTCCAGATCAGATTGCAGAACAACTCATTACTCATGCTCAAAAATCTACTGGAGAAGTTGATAACGCTCTTACTCAAATGACTGGACAATATAGACTTGGCCCAGTTTCAACCATGTTAAAAGACATGGCCGAAAGAGATCAACGTGTATCGTCTATTGGTGCTCCCGATATTCATTCAGAAAGAATAAATTATCTTTTCAACAAAAACAAAACAGAAGGCTTGACAATGAGTGAAATCAATGAAGTGAAAAGAATCTACGAAAAAACAAATCGTTTGGATTATATAAAATCCAACATGACTCAACCAGAAAAGGCCGTGTACGCAAAAAATCTGGACAGTGCCGTTCGTAAAGCTCAACTTGCTTTGGCAGAACAAAATGGTTTGAAAAACTTAGGTGAATTAAATAAAAATACACAACTTTCTTACGATCTTGCGGATGCTATTGCTAAAAAAGAAAGAGGTCAAGTAGGTAATAATGCGATCAGTTTAACTGACTTTATTTTACTTGCAGGTGGTGAACCAAAAAATGTTGCCGAATTTCTTACAAAAAGATTGATCTCAAGTAAAACTGTACAAAGTAAAGTTGCGGAAATGTTGAGTACTAAAGTTCCTCAAGAAATCAAAGCTGATTTTAATAAAAATCCAGTTGGACTTCTTGGAACAAAAAAACCTAATGAACCTATCAATGTGCCTCCTGGTGGTTTTAAAACTGATAATCCAAATAACTACGACTTCATAAATCAGAAGCCGCCCATGCAACGCAAACCAGTAGTATCAGAAAATACAACCATTCCATCGAATAAGTCTACCATAGGAAAAAGTACGACCGTTGGAAGCGGTGGAAAACTCAAAACAGAAGAACAATCTCTTCAAGATGTGGCCAATCAACAAGGTCAAGAGATTATTCATATTCCAGAAGAGTACAAAGCGGAAGCAAGACAAAAATTGCAACAAGAACTCGAAAGACTGCAAATGGAAAAAGAGCAGGCACAGATAATGAAGCAAATAAATCAAGATGCAGCCGACTCTTATGATAACGTAAATGTAGATACTCGAGCTTATAAAAACATGCGTGATGCTGGTGCAACAGATATGGAAAGTACAGCTCAAACAGATGCTTCTGGTAAGAAAAGTGGTGTATTGAGAGATATAGAAATGATGGGTGCAGGTAAATCAAAAGATGTAAGCACACAAGATTCGATGGAAAAATTGGATCGTATTTTGGAGTTGAGAAAAAAAGCCAGGGAGTCTGGTGGTATCCGAGAAACGGATGCACAAATTGCAGAAATTAAAAGACAACTTGGCGACCTCGATAAAATGGGTGGGTTTGTTGATCCGAGAATGCTTACAGCTGGTGGCCTTCCAATAGCTCTTGGTACAGGTGCTTTAAAATTAGCTTCAACTCCAAGTACAAAAACCGTATTTGGGAAACAACCTACTCCAGAAAAGCAAGCTCAAAATATGAAAGAGCAAACTTTGAATACAAATACAAAACCTTTTGTTGAGAGCACTCGTGGTGTTACTGTTTCCCCAGATGATGTTCGGGCACTCTTGCCTATTGTCTACGGGGAAATCAGTAACCGTTCTCCAAAAAAACAAGAATTGGAAGCTCGTGTAATTCTTAATACTGCACTTAATCGTGTAAAAGAATATGCAAAGCATGGTGTGAAAAAAACTTTAAAAGAAGTTTTAGAGCAACCTAATCAATACCAAGCTTTTGGAGGGAAACAATACAAACACTATAACGCAACCACAACTGATTCAGATGCAAAACATGCAACGGTAGATCAGATTGTGAACAAGCTGGTACAAGAAATGCAAAGTGGAAATTTTGCAGATAATACCAATGGTGCTTATTACTATGTACACAAAGGTAATGGGTCTATTGAGTATGACAATAAAAAACCTTTAATTAGTCAACCTAAAAAAACAAACTTTGGTAAAAAATAATTATATATATGAGAGAAGACGAAGCAGAAGCATTTAAAGCACTTATATCTGACACTATAAAATCAACTGTAAATGGAAAAATCGATAAGCTAACCCTACTCATGGACGATCATAATAAAAAACATGAAGAAGACATGAAGATGGTGAAAGGCCATATTGAACAAGTGACTCCCATTCTTGAAAAGTATGAAACCTTTCAAAAAACTGTGGAGGGCACTCAGTCGGTGGGTAAAATCGTGATAGGGGTTGCAGTTTTTATAACAAGTGTAGGTGCTGCCTATTTAATGCTCAAACAACTAATAACAAAATAAAAACTTATGTTAAATGAACAAATTTATGAATCTCCTAACTTTAATCCAGGTGGTATTCTGGACATACCAGACTCACGGGACTATCATTGGGACGAGATTGGTAACTCTTTACCGCCATATGACTGGAACAACGAATATAATGTTGAAGCAGAAATAGCTCAAGCATTAAATGTTCCCAGTTTTCAAATTCCTAACAAAAATCAAAACGGTAGTGGATCTTGTGGTGGCCAAGCGTGGAGTTACTATGGTGCAACTTTGGAAGCGTTGGCTACAAAAAGCTACGAAGAAAGATCGGCAAAATTTATTTACTCGCAAACTTTTGTACCAATTCCAGGTGGAGGATCTACTGGGCGTGATAACTGTGATCTTGTAATTAAACAAGGTTTTGGCCTGGAGTCTCTTACTCCAAGTTATGAAAATGGACAACCACCATCAGAAGCTTTCATGGAAAGAAAACAAGACGTAACTTTAGAAGCCAAAGAAAAAGCACTTTTGTCAAGAGCTTTGAGTTATGCTTCTGTTAGTGCCAATATCGATGTGGTTGCACAGGCAATTCAATATAATCACGGTGCAATTATTTTGATCACGGGTACTAATAATGGAACTTGGAGTACGCAAGCTCCAGTGCCACCAACTGACGGATCAAAAACATGGAATCACTGGTTATATTGCAGTCGTGTTGGACACTATAATGGGAAAAAAGCAATAGGAGTTATCAACAGTTGGGGAGAAAACGTGGGAACAAATGGTAGGCAGTGGATCACTGAGGATTATTTCAATGCTCGAGTAAATGGAATGCCGTGCATCTCATCTTTGTGGACTCTTCTTTATAACGACAAACCAGTAGATAATTCTTTCACTCATAATTTTGCAACTGATATAAGAATTGGTGCAACTGGAAGCGAAGTTATTGCTTTGCAAAAAGCACTCCAGATCACAGGTGACTACCCAATGAGCGTTCCGATCACAGGTAATTATTATAATATTACAGCCGCAGCAGTATTAAAATTTCAAATTAAAAGTGGAATCTATCCACCTAACCAAAACAGTGTAGGGCCGAAAACTCGTGCTGCTTTGAATCAGATATTCAACCACTAAGGCTATGTGCCTTGCATTCTGGAGGTTGGTTGCTCGAAAGAGCCAGGTGGTCACCACCTTGTCTTCTCCAGTCTCCAGAGTGCAGGGCATAACCTTGCTCAGTTATTCGGAAAAGTTTACTAACTGAAAATAAAAAATTTATGAATCAAACAACATTTAACAAATACTTGGTAAGTTCTGTGATCACTTTCGTAACGGCTTTCCTTATTACTTTGGGTGCTCAACTTTCTATGGGTACAATAGATCCAAGTAATATTGGATGGGCCACTGTGGGAGCGTTATTTTTTGCAGCCATGAGAGCTGGTATTAAAGCAGTGGTGGAAAAGTCTCTTGGTGTTAGCGATAATAACGCATAGACTTATCTTGTAGGCGTTCTCTCTTCCCAGGTTCTGAATCCGCCTAATTCTCTAAATATTCGAGAATCTGGACCACCTTTTCAATAGGGTGGTTTTGTTTTGTACTTAGTGTGGATTTATGCTATGATTAAAACATGTTAAAACATGGACATGCTAAAAGGACTGGCCGTTCTGAAAAAGAAAATAAAATTTATAATTCTTGGTCTGCATTAAGACAAAGATGTAATTATGTTAAAAGTAGATCTTACCCCCGGTATGGTGGAAGGGGTATAAGGGTGTGTACAAGATGGGATCTCTTTTCTAATTTTTGGGACGATATGCAGTCTTCTTGGTTTAAAGGAGCAACTATTGAAAGAATAAATTTGAATGGAGACTATGAGCCAGGTAATTGTAAATGGATTACTGGACTTGAGCAAATTAGAAATAGAAGTGTAACTCGATGGGTAACCTATAAAGATAAAAAAGTAACCGTCTCTGAATTAGGCAGAATTTTAGGAATACAAAAAAGAACTTTTTTTGATTGGGTGGATAAGTATTCTATCGAAGAAATAGAGTTGCGTGCTAAACTATATAAGTTGCAGAAAAGGAGAAGCTAAATGGAAATCCAGTTAGAGCTTCCATTAGAACAACCTGAGAAGCCGCCGCATTTTCCTCCCAAGGATCCAGGCGAACTTCCGCAACTTGACGACTAATGTCGTCACAAACTAAAAGCAGGAGCACCTAACAGCCCCTGCTTTTTTGCTGCTCAAAAGTTATCCACATTCTGTGTATTTGACAGTATACGAGCGTTGTATATACTCTCTATTGGTTGAGTATAAATCAACCAAAGCAGCCGCAGTTTAGCGAACGCTTATAAAATAACTTTATGTTAAAAAATTTATTCCAAACTTTGCTCAAAATACTCGTGATTTTATTTTGCATTGCTATTCTTATGTATGGCTTTTTTGATGCACTCAACCAACAAGAAGTTATGGATTGTAAACAATGGATCAAGGATTCAAAAACCTACTCACATTTTTACATAACTACACTTCAAGATGAACAATGTAAAAATCATCACATTATTATTGACGCTCCGATTATATAACAATTACACAAATGACAAAAGACAAGAAGTCTTCTGGGAAAAATGAAATAGTTTCTGATCAAGAAATTACAGTCATTAAAAAAGAAGCAAACAAAATATTATCAGTTGCCAACTCTATTGAAGTTACTGACAAAAAAAGTTATGACAACGCAATGGAAGCTGGTCTAAGTGTGGCATCTGCACTTAAAAATTTGCAACAAAGAGAAGCAATGATTGTTGAACCTCTAAAACTTGCAAGAAAAAATGCAGAAGCATTCTTTGCACCATTTATAGATCAAATGGAAGAAGCGAAGAAAATTATAAAAGACAAGATGATCAGTTGGCATCGTGAACAAAAACGCATAGCCGATGAAGCAGCTCAAAGTTTAATTGATCGTGTGGAAAGAGGCACAATGAAGCCAGAAACTGCACTTCGTAAAACAGCTCAAATTGAAACTCCAGAACAAACTACAAAATCTGATTCTGGAAAAGCAATAGTTCGAACAGTTAGAAAAGTTAGAATAACTGATCGCTCCCTTGTGCCAATTACTTATTGGAAAATTGATGAAGTGATGGTTCGTAAAGATGCACTACTAAATGTAAATATTCCTGGAGTCGAGGTTTATGAAGAGGAAGATATTTCACTAAACAGTAACTAATATGAGGCTGAAATACATAATGGATAAGAACAATCAATTTGTTATTTTCTCAGATTCAATTACTCATTCAAGTGTAAAATCAAATGATCTTGGAGAAATAGTTGGTGCTGGCTTTTGCACAATCGCCTGTGGTTATGATCGTGATGAAAAAGAAGAAGTAGTAAATGTTCATTGTTTTGGGAAAAGTATTTCACTTGGAATTGAATCAAGAGAAATTGATGAAGAAATTATCAACGAAAAATTACACAATAAGTATGCCTAAAAACCAAATAAAAAAAGTTACCCAAAAAAAAGAGGTAGTTGTTGCTCCATCAAATCGTAAAGCTGTATTTGCTGGTGCTCAAAGTCTGATGTCTGCTCCAAAAGATGAAAAAGGAAAACATGCAAGACAACTAATTCTAATTGTTTCTGAGTCTCTAAAAATCAGTCCGTTTGGAGTGAACATTTTAGGTGATCTACCCTATACAAATAATATGGGTAGAAAAGAAAAACTTGCTGAATATAATAAAGATGCTCAGTTCGAATATAAGTGGGTGAAGTATGCAGAAGATGACACCAGTAAAGCAATTTGTGAATGTCGTTTAGTATCAAAAGGTAAACCTCTTTGTGGCTGGGTAGTTGGGGAATGTTCTCCAAAAACAATCAAGATGAGCACACTGAATGGATACCAAAACCACTTAGCTCAAACTCGTGCAGAAAACCGTGCCTTTGAAGCTGCCTATGGTAGCAAGATGAGAATTGAACTCTTTGCAAATATTCAAAAACTAAGATCTGGAGGAGTGTTAGACGATGACACAGCTGCCAAAGCTTTGAGTGCTGGGAATACCAGTGCAGAAGAAGCAGTGGATATGAAAGCAACCAGTTCTCCTGTTTCTCCAGTAAAGGTAGAAAATGGAAAAATCAGTGATGAAGAATTTGCAAAAGTAAAAAGAATGGTAAATGCAATGGGTGATATGGACGCTCTGGAAACTTCAAAGAAAAAGATCCAGGACAGTCCACGTTACACAGCAACTCAGAAAAAAGAATTAGTAACTATAATCAACGAAAGAATTGAAGGTGCAACTATTAACTAAAATTTATGGCAGTAGGCAAAAAACTGGTACTCCCAAGAGGATATATTTCTTGGAGTGCTTACAATCTCTACAAAAGAGACAAAATCAGGTACATTAAGCAGTATTTCTATGGAATTAAGCCTACTTTTACTAACTCTGGGATCGAGTTCGGCCACCAATTCGCTGTTTTGGCAGAAAATGGCCGTAAAAGCGATGATCCGCTGTTAGATGCAGTTCTTACCGCAACTCCCAAATTAAAGAAGCCAGAGTTCAAAATTGACGTAATCCTGCCAACTGAAAGGGGGGATGTGGTACTAAAAGGGCAAATTGATGACTTTGACAACAAAAACTATGATTTCAACGAGTTCAAGACTGGGAGACGTAAATGGACGTTTTCCCAAGCTAATAAGCATGGCCAGATGAAGTTCTATACTTTGATGATATTTCTGAAATATGGAGTTATCCCAAAGAATAAAAATTTAATCTGGATCGAAACAGAAGAAGTTCCTGTTTACAACGAGCACGGTGGAATTGAAAGATACGAAGTCAGGCCAACAGGTCATATTGTGAAATTCCCAGTAATTATTACTCCAAAGCAACTCAACGAATTTGCAAGAGAAGTAACAAATGCTGTGTACGAGATCGCAGAACTTTATGAGGAATTCAGAAAGGAAAATATATGATGTTAGTCGAAACATTAAAAATAAATTATAAGAACGATGTTAGAAACATCTCAAAAAGAAGACATGAAATGGCTACGACACAACTCAGATTCATATTGTAATCTTAAAATGCAAATTCTTATTTCCAAACATGGAATGACAGGATACGGTATTTTTTGGGTATGTTGTGAATTGGTGGCACAGCAAGGTGAAGGATATAGGCTTACTAAAGATAAAAACTGGAAAGAGGCACTTTGTAGTATCGCAAAAGTTGATATTTTAACCCTCAATACCGTGCTACAAGAGCTTGCTACGAATCGTCTCATCGATGCTACTGCTTTGAAGCAAGGTGATCTCTTTTTACCTAAAATGGAAGAGTACGTTGATGAGACTACACGAAGGAAAAACCGTGAAATCCGTAGTGACTCCGTAGACACTACGGCGAAATCCGTAGGAAGTGCGGCTACGAACGATACGAAACGAGACGATACGAAACGAGACGATACGAGTATACCTTTTGAAAAGGTATGGAGTTTGTATCCTTTGAAGAAGTCCAAGAAAAAGGCATCTGAGAAGTGGAATCGACTCAAACCAGATGTTCAAGAAAAAATTATTAAAGATATTCCTTTGAGGAAAGAAGATGATTCATGGAAGCGTGGTTTCGTACCTCACATGATCACCTACTTGAATCAGGAACGATGGGAGGATGAAATTGTAACGAAATCTCCTCAAACAAATAAGGTCGAAAGAAAAGTTGATAACTTCACTTAAAATAAATTTATGGGAATGGATGATATGGGTAGAAGTGCATTTATAAAAACTCTACCAAAATGGAGACAGTTGAAAATAAAATGGTTTGGCATGTCCAACAGAGATATGACAGGCTGGCTATTTTACAAATGGCAACAAGATGGGATCATACACGCAGAAATATTAAAATAAAATTATGGCATTAGTATTCATAAAATCAAGACAACAACCAATCGAAATTAACACTGAAAAAGCCAGAGGTATAAAAGCTCGTTGGCTCGGGGATAGTTTTAACAAGATTGAAAAAGCTGATATTCACGATGTATTGGATCTGGGTGAATGGGCTGGTGAGTACGGTCAAATACGTAGCATTGATCTTTACTCAAAACATCCAGATGAGGAAAGGGAATCTCGTCAGAAAAAGATGGAAGAAGAGCAACGAGAACAAAGAATGAAAGAGGATGAGTTCAGAAAATTACCACCAGAAGAAAAAGCCAAAAAAATGGAGTTCTTCAAGGTAACATGGTCTGTGAGAAATGGTTTCAAAAGTGAGCCAATCCCACAAAAAGTATTGGATAAGGTTTACCAGATCCAACTTAAATATTACAAAAATAATCCAGAGGCTCTCAGTGTTCCAATGTCAGAATTTATTTTAATTCTACCAAAGAATAAAAGTGAATTATTGGAGGACAAAAAGTTGAGTGAGGAAATACCATCTTAGTTATGAAATTAGTTAAATTTGTGCAAAGATACAGATGCGAATTTTGTAAAAAAAGTGGCATTAAACGCATAATTGAACCACATGAAAAAACTTGTTATAGAAATCCAAATCGTATTTGTTGGGAATGTAACAATACAGGAAAGGTATACCAGGATATTGAGGGATTCAAATTTCCAGATGCACCTTGTCCATCATGTAAAAAGTTCGATGTAGAAAAGTTAAAAGAAATTGAAGAATTTGAAAAACAAAAATATGGAAAATGAATTTGATGAACAAGTGGCAGGTGCTATTGTGTTTGTGTTCTGGGTGATAGTCGTGTTGGGATTATTAGCAGGTTGTTACCTTGTGTATTACATTTACAAAGATGATCATGCACAAGTAGCAAGAGTTTTTTCAGGAAAAAATAAGTGTGAATTAACATTAAAATAAAATGTCAAAAAAAGTTATTGAAGGTGTGGATGAAAATTCTTATCTTAAAGGATATAAAAATGGTTTTTTTGCAGCAATGACGGTTTGTCTTGCTCTCGCAAAAGAGCTTTTAATTACCGTAGATAATAATAACAAGGTCGACGTTGAAGAATTTATTGAAAAATTAAGACAATAAAATTTATGGAATTGACAGAATTACAAGCTGCTGCTCTTTCTGCAATACGAGTGCAAACTCAAAAAGATCCAATTACAGGTGCAAATCTTGCAACTAAAATTGGGCTTAAACCAAGATCGAGTGGAAAACCAGGTGCTGATATGAGACAAATAATTCATGCACTTCGTGTAAAAGGCTACCCAATTTGTGCAACAGGAAATGGATATTGGTATCCAGCTAATCTTGAACAACTTGACTGGTACATAGAAAGTTTCAAAAATAGAATTGAAGATCAATCCACAGCCTTGCGTGGGCTTGAAAGAAGTCGTGCTACACTTTAGTTATCATGAAAAGGCTATTTGGATACAAAACCAAGCAAGCAAGAAATCGTGAAATATTACTCAAATATGGACTCATTGTAATAGCAATATTATTGATGTATGTTCCTGTGTTTGCATAAATTTATGTATCTACAAAAAAAGGAAAATTATGTCTCTGACAGTGTCTACTTTCAGGGAGTGTGTTACGACTCGAAGTTTGAAGCCGCTTATGCCAAACATCTCCAAGCTCAAAAAGATACAAAACAAATATTGGACTGGGAAAGACAAGTGAGACTTGATCTACGTGTGAATGGATATAAAATTTGTGATTATAAAATAGATTTTATTGTGTATCATAAAGATGATGGAGTTGAGTTTGTTGAGCTTAAAGGCCCAGAAAATAAAGAATGGCAATTCAAGTGGAAATTATTAGAAGCCATTTTCGATGATCAGTTTAGGAAAAATCCAGGTGATCGTCTGACTGTTATAAAGCAAGTGAACAGAGGATACAAAAAAGGTGGTAGAAGTGATAAGAATATATATTGGTAAAGTTATCCACATTTACAAAAAATTGTCGCTTGCATATTGATACGAGCGTTGTATACTTGTAATTGGTGGTGTACATGAAGTAGAGATGGACGAAAGGAAAAGTCCGTAATATAACAAGGGATTAGTAAGATGCATAATAGAGTTACCCTTAAGCAGTTGCAAATGTAAACTCTTTAACTACAAGCAGTTATATTATGTAG